CTGGTGATGACCTTGTTAGGGCATTGGTCTCCGCTCGTAAGTTTAACGATGAGGTCAATGTTAGAACAGACGAAAGAATGCTGGCCGAACACGCAGAACTGCAAGATCCAAAGTCTATTGAAGTTGCAGTCGAATCAGCAATACACAACGAGGCTCGTGCAAGATTCGTGTCTGTTGAGTTAAGGCACCTTGCGAAGGCAACTGCCCCTGTTAGAGTTATGCTAGAAGCCGCTAGGCAAGCCGCTGTTGCGATATTAGCATCAAGGCCTATAGGTACTATCAAACCAAAGAATTATGCGATTGCAGAGGCTCGTGCGGCGCAAGAAGCAATTAACGCTCTCAAGAAGGGAGACACTGCTGGGGCGATGGAAGCCAAGCGCAACCAGTTGCTGAACAACCAGCTTGCATCGGAGGCCATCAAGGTTAACCGGTCGGTTGCTAAGTCTCTCGATCTATTCAAGAAGGTATTCACTGCTGACTCTAGAATCGCTGATAAGCGCGACATGAATCTTGTTAGTGCGGCCAGGGCAATCCTAGCAAACTATGGGCTTGGCAAGACTGAACTGCCTGCCGGAGCATACCTGGCCAAGGTCCAAGAGTACGATCCAGAGTTCTATGCAGAAATAGAGCCAATGATCACTGCTCACTTGCAACAAGCCAAGCCAATTACTGAACTGACAACGGACCAATTCACCGACTTGTCTGAGCAGATCCAGGCTTTATGGCACCTGTCTCGCAGAAGCAAGCAGATGGAGATTGACGGGAAGATGGTCGATAGAAACCTTATCATCTCCGAACTCGTTGACCGTGTAGATGTAGTCGATACAAAGAAAGAACGCCGTGGATATGACAAGGCTATGTCCGATTGGGATAAGCGCAAGATCATGTTGATGGGTGCCAGGGCTGCAATGCGTAGAGTAGAGTCATGGGTTGATGCCATGGACGGTGGTAAGTTAGATGGTCCATTCAGAAAGTACATTTGGAATCCGATCTCTGAGGCTGTTGCTGAATACAGAATCGCCAAGAATGAGTACCTTCAAAAGTATCTTGATATAGTTAAGTCTGTCGAGAAGGGCTTGTCTGCTGGATCTATAGCCGCCGGTGAAATTGGATACACATTTAAGAATAAGGCAGAACTGCTCCACGCCATCCTCCATACCGGCAACGAGTCTAACAAGAGGAAGATGTTACTTGGCCGGGGATGGGCTGAAGAGAACCAGGACGGGTCATTAAATACCGCTCGATGGGATAACTTCATGTCGAGGATGTACGCAGAGAATAAGCTTTCAAAGGTTGACTTTGATTTTGCTCAGTCTGTCTGGGATCTGTTGGAAGAGATGAAGCCAGCGGCTCAGAAAGTACACAAGGATATGTACGGGTTCTACTTCAATGAGATCTCGGCTAACCCAGTTATAACTCCATTCGGAATATACAGGGGTGGATATGTACCTGCGGTGACCGATCCATGGATCAACACCGATGCTGCTATGCGTAACGAGCAAGAGACCGGTCAGACCGATAACTCTTATATGTTCCCGACCACCGGAAGAGGGTTCACCAAGGGCCGCGTTGAATACAATAAGCCATTAATGCTTGATCTTGGGTACTTCCCATCTCATCTTGATAAGGTTCTAAGATTCACTTACATCGAGCCAAAAGTTAAGGATGTTGCAAAGATTGTAAAGACCAGTCAGACATTCTCTGCTGCGATGGACAGGCTAGATCCGACCATCCGTGGAGATATGCTTGTGCCTTGGCTGCAAAGAACAGCAATGCAGATGATCAAGACCCCAATGAAGGGTGCCGGTGGAAAGTTGGCAGACAAGTTCTTCAGTGAGGTTAGAACTAGGACAGGGATGCAGATGATGGTTGGTAACGTAACCAATGCGCTGCAACAGGTGACCGGTCTGTCCATTGGAGCATTGAAGGTAAAGCCAGGCAATCTAAGAAATGCTTTGTGGTTATACACTCGCCAGCCAACAGATACGTCAACAATGGTTGCAGAAAAATCCAAGTATATGAATACCAGGATGAGTAACCAGCAATTTGAAATATCAAAGACTATTGATGAACTGCTGCTTAATCCAAGCAAGTATGACAAATTAAGAAGCTTTGCTGGTAAGCACGGATACTTCATGCAGCAAGGTCTTCAGAATGCCGTTGATACTATTGTATGGGTCGGAGCATATAACCAATCAATGACCGAAACTGGCAATGAGAGGGATGCTGTTAGAGCGGCTGATTCAGCAGTTCGACTCACTCAGGGCAGCTTCTCGCCAGAAGATGTGTCCAGATTCGAGACCGGCACCGCATTCGTTCGAGCATTCACTATGTTTTACTCGTACTTCAATATGCAAGCGAACCTTTTAGGCACCGAATTCACCAAGACTGTTAAAGAATTCGGAGTTAAAAAAGGAATGGGCCAATTGCTTTACATCTACACATTCGCATTTATGATCCCGGCAGTTCTGTCTGAAATCATAGTACAGGGTGCCGGTGGGTTCGCAGATGGTGACGATGATGAGTGGGACGAGAATGATGCCATGGCTTTATTCTTTGGATCGCAAGCCAGGACTGCCATAGCGATGATACCTATAGTTGGACCATCTATCATGGCCGGTGTTAATGCGTGGAACTCTAAGCCATATGATGACCGTATAAGTACGTCCGCATCAATATCAGCACTTGAGTCAACTGTTCGCGCACCCAATACTCTTTACAAAGCAATCGCTGAAGACGGTTCCTGGAAGAAGGCTATACGGGATACGTTGACCGCACTTGGAATGATCACCGGTCTTCCTCTTGGCCAGATGGGAAAGCCTCTTGGATACGCTGCCGATATGGCGCAGGGCAGGGTAAGTCCAGAAGGGGTTATGGATGTGACTCGTGGAGTTATCTCTGGCAAGGACGTAAATAGACCGAACCAATAGTATCCGTAACTAATTTATTTAACTTATCATCAAAGAATAAAGGAGTACCTCGATGACAATCTCCAGCCAGACCAGAAAAGCAGGGCCATTCGTAGGAAGTGGATCAACTGGTCCATTTGCGTATGCATTCAAAATATTCCAACCATCGGATATGCTGGTTGTAAAAGTCAACAATACGACCTCAGTTGAAACAACTCTAGTATTAACCACCGACTTTACCGTAACTTTGAATTTCGACCAGAACTCAAATCCTGGCGGGAATGTAACTCTGGTCGCTCCATTGGCGGTTGGATACAACATGGTTATGTCTTCCCAGGTTCCTTATTTACAGGAAACGGACCTGACCAACCAGGGTGGATTTTACCCGGAAGTTATCACCAGTTCTCTAGACAATTTAACCATCCAGACCCAGCAGTTGAAGGAAGAGGTTGACCGGTCTGCAAAGCTTCCGATTACTTCTGCCGAAGATGCCGATGCTTTGGTGGCTGACATTGTTCGCCTGGCTGATAGCGCTGCCAATATAGACATTGTTGCCAATAACATAACCTCAGTTAATACAGATGCAACTTACATCGCCAACATCAATACAGTTGCCGGGGCGATTGCCAATGTAAATGCTGTCGGAACCGACATTGCTAATGTTAATACTAACGCTACGAATATAGCCAGCATTAACACGAACGCAACTAACATAGTCGCTATTCAGAATGCTGCCGCAAACGCCGCCGCTGCTGCTGTATCTGCCGGAGCCTCGGCAACCAGTGCAACAAGCGCAAGTAACTCAGCAACGACTGCTACAACGCAAGCAACGAGCGCAACAAATTCAGCGACAAGCGCAACAGCATCGGCATCTAGCGCGACTTCAAGCGCATCTACTGCTACTGCACAGGCTTCATCAGCAACGTCTTCTGCATCGACCGCAACCACCCAGGCCGGTCTAGCAACCACGCAAGCAAGTAACGCGGCAACATCGGCCACCAATGCCGGAACGTCTGCAACGACCGCAACTACACAAGCCGGGATAGCAACTACCCAGGCAACCAATGCTGCGGCATCAGCAGTATCGGCAGCGGCCAGTCTTGCATCGTTCACGAATACCTACCTTGGTGCTTTCGCAACCGATCCGACTTTAGATCCAAGTAGCGGGCCATTGACCTCCGGTGATCTGTACTTCAATACGGTAGCTAATAGAGTAAGAGTTTACTCAGGCGCAGCCTGGGACTATGTAGCACTAGATGCTACAGTTGTGGTGTCTAAAGATTCGTCTACTGGATCTGCAATACTACCCGCGGGGACCACAGCAGAGCGCACTGTAACTGGCGTAACCAACGGTATGCTGCGATACAACACAACCATTGCTGGCTTTGAAGGGTACGTTGCTGGTGCCTGGGGCGGTGTTGGTGGCGCTCAAGCCAACGGTGCAATCTACGAGAATGCTCAGTCGGTAACATCATCGTACACTTTGACAACATCTAAAAATGGATTCTCTGTTGGGCCAATTTCGCTCGGATCGGGCGTGGTGGTTACTGTTCCTAGCGGCTCTCGCTGGGCAATTCTTTAGGAGATATATAAATGGCATCTACGATTGCGGCTCTTACGAGTGGTGCAGGTGGCATCTCGATGACTGGCGATGCCTCTGGCATTCTCAACTTAAATAGTAATGGAACTACAGTAGTTGCTGTGACCAGCACGGGCATGGCTGTAACTGGTACTCTGAGTTCTAGTAACGGAATCAGCGTAGCAAACACCTTTGGCTTCAAGAACCGCATCATCAATGGTGCAATGGTGATTGACCAGAGGAATGCGGGGGCTAGTGTTACTCCTACTACCAGTACATATACATTAGACAGATGGGTTTATTATGTATCTCAAGCGTCTAAATTAACATCACAACAAAACGCTGGCGCTGTAACTCCTCCTGTAGGGTTTACAAAATACTTAGGAATAACATCATCTTCCGCGTATTCTGTTGGAGCTAGTGATTATTTTTGTGCGGCACAACCAATTGAAGGATTAAATATTGCCGATTTAGGATGGGGTACAGCCAATGCCTCTAATGTAACTTTATCATTTAGAGTTTATTCAAGTCTGACAGGTACATTTGGCGGAGCTTTAAGTAACGCGACTATTTCTTACCCATTTACTTATACTATTTCTTCGGCAAATACTTGGACAACTATTTCTGTCACTATTGCAGGGCCAACAACCGGAACATTCTCTACAACAAACACAGCTGGTGTAATTGTTTACATTGGTCTTGGTGCTGGCTCTTCTTTTAGTGGAACGGTTGGCTCTTGGCAAGCAGGTAATCTTGTTTCAGCCACAGGCGCAGTCAGCGTAGTAGGCACTTCTGGCGCTACCTTCTACATCACAGGCGTTCAACTAGAAAAAGGCTCTACTGCTACTTCGTTTGATGTCCGTGCATATTCTACTGAGTTGGCGATGTGTCAGAGGTATTATTTTAAAACTTTTGCACAAGGTACTGCACCAGTTCAAAACTCAGGCTCAACAGCGGGAGGATTACTTGTAAGTACATCAGCAACATCTACATTTGGTGGCTCATTATCACTTCCTGTAACTATGAGGGCAGCCCCCTCAACTGTTACAACATTTAACCCATCTGCTGCAAATGCAAATTGGCGAGATACAAATAATGCGGCTGATAGAACAATTGTCTCCGCTGGAGGTGGTGATTCTGCTTTGTTTGTATCAGGTGCGTCAGGCATTGTTAATGGTTTAAATTTTTGTCATGTAACGGCTACAGCGGAGTTATAAATGTATAAATTAAACAAAGATGGAACATATGCTAACAAAGTTGGTACTGGCGAATGGCATAACATAGAAACATCGCAAGTCTACCTAGCATGGCTTGCTGAAGGCAACACACCATTACCAGCAGATAAGGAGGTAGCATAATATGGCGAGTCTAATTGTAGCAGGGGACACTTCTGGCAGCATCACTATCAGTGCGCCACTGGTTGCAGGATCAGGAGTTTTAACACTTCCAACTGGAACCGACACACTAATCGGGAAAGCCACGACTGATACGCTGACGAATAAGAGCATAGCAGCTACTCAGCTAACTGGAACTATTGCAGCAGCAGCATTGCCAGCGGGGAGTGTGTTACAGGTGGTGAGTACAGCTAAGACAGATACATTCAGCCTAGCAGCAACCACAACATTCACTGATGTTACTGGTCTGACTGTAACGACTGCCGCACTCAGGTCAACGGCAAGCAGGGTTTTCATAAGTGTGGCACTTGGCAGGGTCAGCCACTCAGCCGTAGGAACGTATTCGATTGCATTCAGGCTTATGCGCGGAGCAACGGTGATCGCTGTTGCCGATGCTGCTGGCTCTAGGCCCAGAGCTAGTTTTGCGACAACTTCAGCTACAGACACTAATCACTCATTGGGAGCATCGTTTTCGTGGGTAGACTCACCTTCTTCAACTTCCGCTGAGACATATAAACTACAAATGACCGTTCAAGCGGCTGGAACTGGCTACATTAATCGTACTGGCGGTGACTCTGATGGCGCAGAGGTTTACCAGTCTCGCGCAGCATCTTCTATAACAGTAATGGAGATACAGGGATGATAGACTATACTAAAATACTTTCACTCAACTATCCTAGCACTCAGTGGGCGCTCAACGGTGATTCCTACGAAGGTTTAGACTGGCTAGACTCCACTCCAAAGCCAACACAAGAAGAACTTGATGCTCTCTGGATACCTACACAAGAAGCCGATAGCAAGTCTGCTAACAAAGCCACAGCATCATCACTACTAGCTGGCACCGACTGGACAACCATAGCTGACGTTGCTAGTCCTACAAACAATCCATATCTAGGCAACCAAGCAGACTTCATAGCCTACCGTAACGTAATCAGGGCTATTGCTGTCTACCCACCTGCTGGTGAAGTGGTCTGGCCTACAGCACCTACAGAAGTTTGGAAAGGAGAATAATATGATTACGCTCGATGGAACTCTGGGAATTACTACTCCTGCTGAGACAGTACAGGGCGCTCTAACAACCACTGGTAACACTATACTGGGTGATGCAACTACAGACACACTGAATGTTGGTGCTGGTGGATTGGTAAAAGATGCTAGCGGTAATGTTGGGATTGGGCAGTCTTTTCCAAATGCAAAGCTACAAGTAGACAGTAGTTCAGCAACTTACAGCGCAAATATCAGGGTAAGAAACCCCAGCTTTGGTAGTGGGGTTGTTGGTGTGGCAAGTGGTATTTTGACTGTTGCTACCGACATGAATAACATGGCTTTCTACACTGGAAGCAATTTAGGTGTAGATGGAACTTCTGTTCCAACTAATGAACGTATGCGTATCGACTCCAGCGGTAACTTGCTATTCAACTCTGGTTACGGTTCTGCTGCCACTGCATACGGATGTCGTGCTTGGGTGAACTTCAACGGTACTGGCACTGTGGCTATTCGTGCAAGCGGGAATGTGTCGAGTATTACAGATAACGGCACTGGCGATTACACGGTTAACTTTACGACTGCTATGCCGGATGCAAATTATTCGTTTCAAGCAACACTAGGAGCCGAGAATATAGGAACTAACGGAAGGTCACTTCGTGGGTATCAGAATGGCGCTAGCGGGTTTACATCTTCATCTTCAAGAATGCAATGCTATAACATAACTAGTTCCGCGCTTCAAGACCCTGACCAGCCTTGTGTATCCATCTTCCGTTAAAAGGACAAAACAATGAAAAGAGTAATCTATAAAACACCTGATGGCGGCGTAGCAGTTCTAGTCCCATCACCAGAATACCTACAAGACCACACTATTGAAGAACTTGCTGCTAAGGATGTTCCAGATGGCGCAGAGTTTGAGATTGTAGATACCGACACAGTGCCAACAGATAGATCGTGGAGAGCAGCATGGGTCTATTCGGAATGACCGCACCAGACTTGACTGGTCAAAGCATAGGCAAGTGGACAGTTGGTGGAATGGCATATGATATAAAATCACATCAACGCTTATATAGATGTAAGTGCGCCTGTGGTAGTGAAAAACTTGTGAAACACTCGCACTTGTTTGACGGCAAAACAAAGTCATGCGGTTGCTCTTGGACAACTCACGGGATGTCTAATTCTAATGAGTATAAGATTTGGGATTCAATGCTTAGACGTTGCCGTAATACATCACATCATGCTTTTAAGAGTTATGGTGGTCGCGGTATAACTGTTTGTGATAAATGGTTACACTTTGACGGGTTCTTTGAGGATATGGGTTTGAAGCCATCAGAACTAACTCTTGAGAGAATTGATAATAATTTGGGGTATAGCAAAGATAATTGCAAATGGGCAACAAGAACGGAGCAAGCAAGAAATACACGCGCAACAAAACTGACGGAAGAAATTGTAGTGGTTATTAAAAAGTTAATCTCGCAAGGGGTTTCGCAATATAAAATAGCATCTATGTTTAATGTATCAAGAAGCAACATAGGGCATATAGCACAGGGGGCAACATGGGTATAACAATTGATTTCACCAAAGCACAAGGAGTCACAAAAGAGCGACTCCGTGCAGAACGCGCTCCACTGCTAACAGCACTCGATGTACAGTACCAACGCGCTCAAGAAGATGGTACAGATACCGCCATTATCATCTCAGAGAAACAAAGGCTGCGTGATGTTACCAAGCTGGCAGATAAGGCTACGACACTGGATGAACTAAAGGCGTTATCAGCATGAACAAAGCTCAGAAGGTAGTAGGCAAGGTTGATGAGGTTATCGTTAAGACTGACTCCACAGTAGACTATGCGCTTGACCTTATCAAGAACTCAAAGAGAACTGTTCTCATCATTATCTTAATCGTTGGACTCATTATTTGGATGGTATAAATGGACGGTCAGATGATAATCAATCTGTTGGCGGGGTCTGCACTGGCTGTAATAGGCTGGTTCGCTCGTCAACTCTGGGATGCAGTGGAGAGATTAAAGTCTGACGTTAAGGATATCGAGATCTGTCTCCCTTCTAACTATGTCCGTAAACAGGATATGTCTGCTTTTAAGCACGACATGGAAGTCAGGTTTGATAAATTAGAAGCGATGCTGGCCAGAATTTTCGAGAAGCTCGACCAGAAGCAAGACAAGTGAAACGTGCTGTACATTCGAGGACTCTATGGCTCAATGGATCTATAGTTCTTTTGCTTGGACTTATTGAACTGGCTGCGACTACCTTCTCTGTGTATCTTCCTCCGATAGCATATTCAATATTAATATTCATATCCGGTGCCGGTAACATGGTACTCAGATGCTATACCAATCAAAAGCTGGTCAAATGATAATCCTAAAAGACTACTTCAATACCAAGACTGCGGAAGTAACTCCGGCCATAAGTCTCAATGGTCTTGACCTTCTGTACAAAGTTAATCGGTTACTCGCAGACTATGTCACCAAGGGTAACGTATTGCGAGTCAGCCCAAAGACTGGGTGCCTGATCTCTGGAAACAAGGATGGCGATGGCGGATTCAGATTGCAGTCATCCAAAACTGGAAGCCCTAACTCTGCCCACAAACAGGCCCTGGCTGTGGATATCTACGACCCTCAAAACAAATTAGATGACTACCTGACAGACGAGATATTAACTAAGTTTGATTTGTATCGCGAGGCACCAGAGTCTACACTTGGATGGTGTCATTTAAGTACCCGGAAACCACCTTCAGCGAGAAGAACCTTCAAACCATAATGCCGTTCCTAATTCCAATCGCAGCCAAAATATCAATCGCCCTAACGCTCGTCATTGCGTTATTTTCATCCGGCCTATACGTTGGTAACCGTTTAGGAATATCATCGTGCCAAGAGGCTGTAATCGACTCGCAGCGCCATAGCCTTGAGGTAAGTGCAAAACAGTCTCAGATATCAGACTCAGTCACCACAAAATACGTTGATCGTATAAAAATTGTACAGGGTAGGACTCAGGAAATAATCAAGGAGGTTAAAGTCTATGTTAAAGATGATGCCAATACTTATCTGTCTGGGTCTTTTCGGATGCTCCACGATCTCACCATCAAATCTGACTCCGGCATCGGCCCCGGAACTGTTGATGAGACCCCCGTTGCAACTCAAGATGTTGCCGAAACGCTCGTCAGGAATTACGGTATCTGCCACGAAAACTCTACCACCCTCTCCAGTCTCCAAGAATGGGTCAGAGAGCAGTCACTAGTTAGGTAGTTGACCCCTGTCAGATCCTATAAATATACTAATTTATACCTGTTTTTAGATATACATAGGTATAAAATATCGTTTAAGCCCGGCTAGGCAGACATGCCGAAAATGTCTTGCGGGGTCGCGGTCGGGAAACCCGTTTGATCCTCGATAGATAACCGCCTGGCTTATTTATAGAATGCGTGTTGACCGCAGATTGTAACCAGCTTCAACTTACTCCAGCTTTTAGGCTTCTCAATCCACGTTGCATGGAAGTGCGTAGCCTCGAACTTCCCATTACCGTAGATAGCAATCCTGGCTGATCGCTCTGCCTGTAGCCACTCTTTACTCTTCACGTTGGGCCGATACTCAGATTTAAGAACTCCTCCATTCATCTTCTCTGGCACCCACGAGAACTGCGCCGGGGCCAGGACCACCTTGGCTATATCGCCATCCGGACCCATGCGGTTCAATGTAACCTGCGCTACCTTGACCTGACAAGGCTCAGGCTCACCTCTGGATTCGTAGAACGTCACCAGGGTCAGCCAGATAAGAAGTTCAGTCATCGGATTCTTTACGCCAATTATCGAACTCTTCACTCTTGTCATCTGTTAACAACGCGACCTTAAACTGATCTAGGGTGACTCCCGGACAAACCTCGATCTTCCCACCACCCTTTTCCTCCAAAGCAGCCTTAGCATTATTGTATTCAACCTCCGCAGCATCCCTAGCATCATCAGCAGCGTACCAAGCATCGCTTGCATCCTTCACCGCCTTCTCTAATTCTTCTCTGGTACTCATGTGTTCTCCTTAGAATATCAATCCTATTAGATACGCGAACGGGCTAATAGTCTCAGTCATATATTATCCTTTATGTTTATTTCGTGCTTCCATTAAGATTTTGTATAGCTTTCTTTCGCCATCAATTCTTTTCCCTGTTAATAAATGCTCTTGATATTTCAACGCTTGGCGCATAAATCTTAATTCCCGTCTAGCAATGAATAATTTTTCAGCAAGCACTCTTGAATCGGTTGTGGTTTCCAGAATGGCATTGACTGCTTGCTCTCTATTCTCTGTCTCATTATCCACGCCCTAGCCTCTTTTGTTGGTGGTGTATATGTTCCCTTCCACGCTGAATCTATACCTACATTCTTGGCGATATTCGTACTATCTGCACTTGCAAACGGAAGTCTTGAAAATACATCTGGATCGAGCATACGAAGCCCGTGTAGTTTGCATATTGGATTCCCAGACTTGTCGCATATAGAATTCATAGCTTCAGCGATTCTGCCCCACCACAAAGAATTTCCAATTGCAGAGAAATTTCCACTTGAACCCAAACAAACTCTAGGCCAGAGTGTAGCCAATGACTGTAGCCTTTCTATAGACTCATGCAAATGCCAAACAGGAGAACCGATCCATTTATTCTTTGCATCTTGCCACGGCCACTCATCAATAAGAGCGTCATTCATCTCCTCAGTTCCATCAATAACGTCAGGAATTACAGCAAAATCAAAATTAGGAATTCTATGTAACTTTGACACCCATTCGTAATATCTATTCCAGTCGGTCACAGGTTCCCCGCTTCGCCAAGCAGAAAATGCTCCATTGTCAATCGCAAAACTTTGGCAAACTTCAACCGCTATAGACAATTGATGTGGATCACGAAAACTTATAAAAGCATGACCGCCGGAAATTGCTTGCGCGGCAGCCGTTGATGGATTAATGGGCAAACCGTGATAATGAATCATTTATTTCCCCAACACTTCCAGCATAAATATACTGCGCGAGGAGCCACGCAATACAATAACTCTGCTTGTAATTTGCAGATGGCGCAAATCTTTTGACAATATGGATGAGCTTTAATCACAACTTTCTCCTACGCCTTAGAATATCAATCCTATTAGATAACCTATGATCACCATGATCACCACCACCGGGGTGATGGCCAGGAATATCATCAACGCTTCATGGTGACTGAACCGGTGTTTCCATTTATTTTTAATCATTCCGTTCTCCTTTAGTTCGGGAACCGCACATGGCACCCACTGAATGCCGGTTATAGTACGGTTCTAATTAAAAGGCATGTCATCGTCCATGTCTTCAAACCCATGGGCGGCTTGAGCCTTCACTGGAGCCTGGCGCTCTCCGGCCTCTGGTGCCTTGCCCAGCATCTTCATCTCACTCGCCACGATCCCGGTGGTGTAGCGTTCAACTCCGGCCTTGTCGGTCCACTTCTTAGTTTCGAGCCTACCTTCAATGTAGACACTAGATCCCTTCCGTAGATAATTGGCCGCAACTTCAGCAAGCTTTCTGTAGAAAGTTACGTTGATAAATTCAACGCGCTCCTGTTTTTCTCCGGCCTTGGTTTTCCACTGTTCGTTACATGCGATAGAGCAGTTGGCTACAGATTCTCCGGATGGTAGGTGGCGTATTTCCGGGTCTTTGGTTAAGTTGCCGATACCGATGAATTTATTTACTGATGCCATTTTTACTCTCCTTTTTAGATGCTCTAATTTGACGTACGCAAGATGCCACTGTTCCATGGTTCATACATAACAACACTGATATGCGGTGAGCCAGGTACAGTTGGCCGGTGTTGGGATCGATCTTACTCATCATAAACTCGATCTCCGGCATTCTGCTCTTTACTGGCTCGGTCCTAACAAACTCCTTCTGTGGGCCATTGCGTGGTCTCTGAACCCTGGGCGGGAGATGGTTGTCGGACCGGTACTCGTCAATGACTTTTCGGCAATAATAATACCTCAAAGTGTAGTTTACTGTGCTGAAAAATTCAGCGATCTGGATCAATGAAACTCCCTTGTCCAGCATCTCCGACATCTCCTTGGCGTTTTTAGAGAATATATTCTTGCGCCCTCTCTTCTCCTCAACACTGTCAATAAAGCTACTAACTACCTTGCCTGGGTATATCCGTTGCAGATACGCAATCTGAGCCGGGTAGTTGAATACAAGGTCGAGCCTGGTGCTGTCGCATACCAGCGGTGGATTAGCCCTGGTGTACTCAACCGCCCAGTGTACGGTCCTTGGGCAGTCTGCGAACATCTCCTCAAGAATCATCATTTCCCCCAGCTATGCACTCAACCCATCCGCAAGATTTCCCTGGGCGGTCATCTACAAATTCTTGAATTTTTTTTGCTGCCCCTCCTTCCGTTGCAAATGTGCCAATTACTTTAGGCTTCTCGTTCGGAATAACCTGACCGATTGCTTGAAACAAGTTTTTGCATTTCATCATTTCCCCCAGTTAAAAAGTTTTTGATACATCTGATCCGCTTCCCGTAAAAATATCATCACTTCAAGCTCCAGAGCCTTAATATAATCCTCATCTCGCTCGACACGGTAAACGTACAAGTTCAGATTATCCGGCAGATCCGGAGAGTAGGAGCAGAAATCAAACCACTTCCTCCCGGTCAACCACAGGCACCCTTGTACTTGCGCCCGGTGACCTGATGGATACCCTCCCGCCTGGATCGTTTCGATCTGGATATGCGGAAGGACCGACTTGATCTCACACCCACCATCTGCCCCAATCAACCCGTCAGGGCTGCAGCCGGCCATGATAGATGCATGAGGGACGAAGCCAACCTCCTCAACCAGATTGCCGGTCGAGGACTCGTATGCCATCCGTGCGAACGGCTCCTGTTCTGTCCCCCTGTCCGTATGGACGTTGGAGAATGATTCAGCCACCTTGCCGGTCAATCGCTCAGTCACAATCTTGAGCATATACTTTTTGCGAGTCAGACCCTGACCCTTGGCCAGAACATCGGAAAAGCATGATGCTGTGGCACGGCCCATCCTGGCCTTGAACCAGGCATCCGATCCTTGGATGTCCATTATTTCGCCGCCTTGTCGATAAATTCTGCGTGATCAAGAAGCACCCGCTTCAGAAGATTCGCAGACCCGACATCTCCCAGTTCTTGGCAAGCCGCCAACCCTTTCTGCCACTCACCCTTAGCTTTATCGGTTGTGATACAGGCCCGGATGCTGGCACAGAACTGATCGAACTTCTCTTTTGACAATAACTCCAGATCCGGATACCGGCTCTCCTCATCTTCCCCAGTTTCGATTTCAAACAATTTTAGAACCGCGTACTTTTTGGCGTACGAGATTGCCTTCCCTGGAGCCTTGTCAGCGTTGTCCATGGCATGAGCTTCGATTACTATGGTCACTTTCTCGCTTGGGGCCTCGGCGCTCACAAACTCGAATGAGTAGGTGGCATCGTACCGGAATTGCTTTGACCCCTCTTCCTTTGGGTGAGTCTCAGATTTGATCAGGGTAGGGACACAAATGATTCCCTGTTCGACCAGATGCTTCCTGAGTATGGCGGTCACGGCATCGTGGCTAACAGCGCGATACGAGCCACCTCCAGTGCTGACACTCCGGTCCTTCTTGATGTAGTCAATCGCCTTGCGGACTTCGTTAATTTTCTGATAAATGTTCATGTTATTTCTCCGTTTATTTTACAAAATGCTCAAATGTTAACTTTTTAAAAAAGTGAGAGGACTGCAATCCGTACCTAACGGGCTTCTTCCGGCGCAACTCCCAGCTATCTCCGGCATCCCGCACTCCGTAGTTGGCCATGGTATCCCCAAAGAACCCCATCGTTTTACGAGTAAAGAAAAACTCACCCAATCCACTTTGCTCAACATTCCGCTTCAGTTCACTTGGTGTCATTTTAATAATCTCCTTTGTTTATAGATGCTGCCTGACCACGTCTAGGATCGTCCAGGATCTCGTCCAGTGAGCTATCTTCACTTTTTGATGCGTAGGTACGTTGACGTTCCTCCTGCTGGTCATCTGCCCTCTCAATAATTGCGCGATACGACTTCAGCAAAGCTTCGCGAGTCGCTGGGTCTTTGATGCTGTTGAAACTCAAAATACTTCTGGCAACTCCAAGCTGGTACTGAGTTACTTGCTGCTCGATGATGTCTTTTAAAATCATTTTAAACTCCACAGTTATCGATTGATGAAACGAGTGCCAGTGTTAGGACTATCACAGCGATCAGTAAGAATGGGATGGGGTCGAACTCCGGCACCCACTTGTTAAGATCACTTCCGTATTTGTCGTATTTGCTCATTTTGTTCTCCAGTTAATTTAAAAATCTGTTGTTGGTTGCGAAAACGGTTCCGATTGAATAAGAACCGAATTCGCTTTCTACTAAGGCTGCAACCAAACTCGCTCACAATCAGCTTGTTCTGCACGCTTAACGTGGGATCTTCATCCCCCTGGCACCCTATACTCACTATCCGCAACCAACAACCAAATCATATATCAGAACCAAACGAATTGCAACACCATTGTGCATAAATAAATCACTTGCAACTGTACAATTGTTGTGCCTATAATGTGGGATGAACAAAAAAGACCTTATAGAATTGTTGGGGGGAACCGCAGAAAGGGCGGCAACAAAGCTTGGATACAGTCACAGAAACAGTATCCAGCGTTTCCCAGACGTATTGACTGCTAGTCAGGTCAATGTTGTTTTATTGAGAATGAGGGCTGTCAGAATACCTATCCCTCAAAATTGGAGACTGAAATGAAATCACAGAAACTTAGATTATTAGAATGGCTAAAGAAGAGCGGCAGTGTCACTCGCATCCAGGCCTATGAGAAGCTTGGAATCTTTGAGTTGAGCCGCCGGTTGTCAGAGTTACAGTCTGATGGCCATATCATAGACCGAGGGTTGCGGGTGTATGTTAAGAACCGGTTCGGAGAAAGCATCCGGGTCAGCAAAGCTTTCCTTATCAAGGCAAAATACTGATATAATCACTCTGCCTGGATTCGCAAACTAGGCAGTCAACGGAGTACCAAATGCAAATAACTAGTATCTTTTATGATGGGACCAGGGCGAAACGCCTATGCTCCGTTGCGGCTATCGTTTGTCGGGTTGCTCCCGGCTCCCATCACAAAGGATATTAATATGATAGATACAATCAAGCAAATACAATCTCAAAGCGAAACTGAAGTTTATATTTCTGAAAGCGGATCCCTATGTATTTCTCAAGAAAGTTTTGAGTTAGGCAAAATGGTGGTCCATATCATAGCTAAAAATAACATAGACGATTTTATTAAATTATGTATCGAGGTGCGAAATGGCGCGCGCTAGGAATATAAAACCAAGCATTTTTAAGAATGAGTTGCTAGGCACCATGGACCCGCTTATAACGATTTTATTTATATCGCTGTGGACTCTGGCTGACAAGCAAGGAAGGCTCGAAGATAGACCATTGAGGGTAAGGGCCGAAACGTTCCCGTACCGTGAAAATATAGACATTAACGGTTATCTAACGGAACTTGAACGCACTGGGTTCATCCAGAGGTACTCTGTATCTGGTCAGGCCATAATACAAGTGGTGAATTTTAGTAAACATCAGTCCCCACATAACACCGAAAAGGATAGTGTGTTGCCTAGTTTTCCTGAGGGAGATCATGGAGTTAAAGCGATAACGGTTATTCCACCGTTAGATACCGTTGATTTAACGAAAGCGAAACGCCCTGATTCATTGATTCCTGATTCATTGATTCCTGAGAAGATACATACGCATCTGTCGATGCTTCTCGATGTTGGAGTTGAAAATCAAATAGCAAAAGACTGGCTATCAATAAGAAAGATCAAGAGACTTCCTTTAACGCCAACCGCTTTTGAGTCGATATCTAAAAAGATTGCTGGTGCAGGTCTCACAATGAACGCCGGTATAAAGATTTGTGTTGAGCAGGGGTGGGCTGGTTTTAGTGCGGACTGGCTTGCAACGGTGCCAGAGTTAAAGTTAAGAGGCCCTCATGTGAACTGGTATGACACAGAAGAAGCAACGCACGAAAGGGCAAGACGGGAGGGGGTAGAAGTAATTGATGATCTTAGACTATTACGAGTGAGGTTAAATGATGTTATACAGTCAAAGAGGAAGTGAGCCGGAGAGCAGACCGTTTGTTAATTGCTCTGTTGGATCGTGCAGGGGAAGTGCAATACTTGTAGTTAACAAATCAAATGTATGCAGGGAGCATTATGAGAACTTTCATACAAGCGAGGCGTTGAAGTGGAATCAAAAAATGGGTCTCGATACCGTGGATAAGCGCAAGGATTATGTATCTACAAATATCAGACAGACAATTAAATCAATCAAAACAACTGGAGTATAAAAATGGAAAATGCTTTGAAAATGATTGCAATGGCAATAACCCCGTCTCCGGTGATTGCTGGACACGATGCTACGGGAGGCCGCGTTGAGTCGCTGACTGAGGCGGTGATGGGGATGACTGCGGCACTCGTGATGATTGCGGAAGCTGTCTCGAACAACGCCACTGAGTTGGGCAACATCGCATCTTCTATAGATTCCTTAGCCATTGCGGTTGACGAGAAGGATTTCGTATCTACAAATATCAATACAACTGGAGTATAAAATGGCCTCTGAAAATTTCGCATGGGTAACAAGCCACGAGATAGCGTTTCTGAATAAGCTTGGGACCTGGAGTCCTAACACCAGGGTGAGGGGGAAGTCTAAGCCCCAGCTAGTCGAAGAATACATGAATACTATTTTTAAACGCGAGAAATGGGGTGACATAGACAAGGAAAGGGTCGAGGACCACTGTCTCAACATGATCGTGGGACGAACGAGTTGATTCACTGGCATGGTCGTAAGTTTGAAATCGTGTCGGAGTCGGTTGTAACGGTTCATCCCGACCCATTGCCAAAGAAGAAGGGGGATAGATCAAGAGTCTACCCTCCTTCCTTCCAGTACACAGCAGTCAAAACAAAAGAGGTTAAAGATGAAAGACGAAATAAGCCCGTTCAAAGCACTCGACTACCTTCGAGACAACGCGGAGGAGTATGGACGGTGTAAAGCAAATGTGATTTATCTCCAAGAGTTCCGTAAATCAAAGAAGAGTCTTCTTATGAATCAGTCGGATCTGAAGACTGAATCTGCGAAGGAGTCATTTGCTTACGCCCATCAAGAGTACCAGGATCACTTGGCCGCGATCCGTGTTGCCATCGAGGAATACGAAGCAATGAGGTGGATGATGATCGCAGCCCAGTGTAAAGTTGATGTATGGCGATCCTTGGAATCAAGTGCAAGGATGCTCGACAAGGCAGTAACGTGACCAAGTATTGTATGCAATGCCGGAGAACAAAAGACTATAGTAACCCTCCGCTCTGGGCAACCAAGCTTAACAAGTGGGGCAAGGTAACCCGCAAGATCTGTCCTGACTGTGTAGCCGGCGCCAAGAAGTATAGCGTTCCAGGGAAGTATGAAAGGCAATAAGTCTAAAGCTGTAAAAAGCAAACGATGCGTAATTTGCAAAACTGAATTTTCCCCCCGCGCCACCACGCAAGCGGTTTGTGATTTTGGCTGCGCTATCGAGTTGAATCTAATCAACCGACAGAAGAAAGAAAACAAAGAAAAGAAGGAAAAGAACGCGGAGATCCGTAAAGCAAGAGCAGCTATTAAAGATAAAGACCGCAGGGCATGGCTTAAAGAGGCCCAGGTTGCGTTTAATAAATGGATTAGGGTCAGAGATAGGGAGTTGCCCTGCATCTCGTGTAATCGCTTCCACGGGGGCCAGAACCATGCGGGACATTATCTCCCGACCTCCACCAGATCATCTCTCAGATTCCACCCGGACAATGTCCACCTTCAGTGTCAGCCGTGCAACTGCCATCTGCATGGTAATATCGTGCCATACCGCCAGGAGTTACTGAGGAGGATTGGTGCCGAACGGTTAGAATTTCTGGAAGGGGTCCATCAATCAAAATACTGGTCCATCCAAGAGTTGAAGGAGATTAAGATTAAATACACTCAACTTATAAAAGGACTGGATGATGAGCGATGAAGCTGATTTAGGTAACGAACAGATGGAAAAGGATCTCGATTACGCACTGAGTGCGGCAAGAAAACCCTTGAGACCTGGACGGGCCGGTGACTGCGACATTTGCGGGGAGTGGAGCGGTAGGTTAATCGAGGGAGCCTGTTCATATTGCAGGGAAAAGTACAAATTACCTTGAGACATTCTGTCGGACAAAACTGTAACTATAGATTCGAGCATCAAAATCAGGTCTGAATCTATAGTGCTATCTGCCTTGTGTAATGAATTCAACAGTGTAAAATGAAGCTGTACTCATGTTCGTACGGCGGGAA